CGTCTACCGTGGATGGCTTCGATGTAAGACTCGGCGGGTTCTGGAACGGACAGGCCAGGCTCCTAATTGACATCTGGAATTCAGCTCACGATAACTGGGATACCCCTATAGATTTCTTCAAGATCACGAACGAGGGAGCGTTAAACAGGGAAAATCCTTTCATCATGTGGTGGTACAAGCGCAGCTCGGCCTTAACGCATTTCGGCATCGATACGATGTGGCAGCACCGGGACTACAACGGGCACGAGTTAGACGATCCCCTCAGTTATGCCAAGTACATGCTTGAATGCATAACCCCGATAGCGACGGATGCGATGTTACAAAATGTTCTGTGGGGAGACAAGCAGGCAGGCTGGAAAATCTTCCTTGCCGAGCTTTTTGGTCTCAATACATATCCCTCATCTCTGTATAAAGCACTTGCCGATCAGGCGGCTATTTATATCAAGCAGATGCAACCGAGTGAGATCGAGCCTGACCAGATACAGAAGTGGCAGAAGGGCGAGCTCACATGGGACGATTTGAACCAGGCGCAACAAGCGACGCTCAAACTACGCTATCCCGAACTAAACGACTTGGAGAACGCGGCGGATGAGGCTCAAGACCAGTGGGCTACTCCGTTAAGGCGGGACTATTGGAACGCAATCGATAACGTCAGGGAATACAAGATTACCACCGGCAATGCTCTTGTCGATGACCTGATGTCCGGCGTGGACTCTGCGGGGAATGCCTTCAACACCAAGAGTTTCCGCAATGCGGTTTCCGATATGAACACGGCTTATGGCATTATGTACGGCGGCGTAAATAATGACGAGCGGTTCGCCGAAATCATTGCGGGTTGGGACAGACAGAAAGACCCGAAGGACGCCGAGACAGTCGACGCGGCTTACGACGAATACTTTGATACCGTGGTCGGCGGGGACTATGACGGCCCCGACGATATATTCAACTTCAATGCCTATGACAAGGCACTAGCAGACTTCAAGACCAAGTGGGGAATCGATATCTACAATCAGATATTGACCATTCTCGAATCAAACAAAATGGGCGAGAACCCGGTTGTCGTCCAACTATGGAAGGACAGGCAGACTCTGGCGGTTTCGGGCTATTGGGATATGCCAGTAGACACGACCGAACAAAGGGCGGCACGGAACGACTTCTTGAAAGCTAATCCTACTATAGATGCTACCCTGTTCTTTTGGGGATACCGCAGCGACCTTGAGACGGTTGCTGCCTATAACAACGTAGTGCAGATGTGCCAGGATACGGGCGTGCCTTATACGGCCGTAGGCGGGACCGGCAAGTTGCCACCGACAAGCGTTGCCCCAGATTGGCTGTCCTACAAGGAGCAGGAGCTCACCGGCTGGGATCGCCAGAACTATTTGAGAGATCACCAGACGCTGTACGAGTGGGGCATGGCTAACCTCGGCTGGGACGAAATAGACTTCTCCACAGTACCTACGCCGGACATGAAGAAGCTGCTTGACGCTTACGATAGTGCTGCTGCCGGTAATGCTCGCCTCATACTACGTTGCCAGAGTCAGGAGCTTGATAATTGGCTTGTCAATATCGAGGGATACTCGGCAGCTTATGGGACTGACAGATGCACCAAGTTGGGATACTAAACTATCTTTCAAACCCTTCGCAGTTAATGCAGTCGCAATAATCTATTCCATCGACAGTATGTATTTCCGTTTCACAGGTAAAAGGGCAGTTACAGCCAGATTCCTGTGCTTTTGCCCCGTCGAATAAATCAGTCACATTAGCAACTACAACGGCAGCAATTAACCCAATGACAGCAATGCCTACCACAAAGGCAGCGACTGTTGCCACAGGGTTATATATCTTTCCTAATATCTTCACATAACTATTTTACCACAGCAGTCAACATAACATAGGGAACATAGGCCGCATGAAGCGGCCTTTTTGTTTAGGAGGAATACGGTGGAAAAGAAGGACCAGCAAGCGAAAGGTAGTCAGGCGCAAGCTCTCCCTGGTGACAACCAGGCACAGTCTCCGGCTGACCAACAGACGCCTCCTGGGAGCAAAGGCGAGGAACAGGCAGGGGGAAAGAAAGAAGGGGAGAAAGGGGTCAAGCTCTTCACGCAAGAGGAAGCGGACAAGTACGCCGAGGATCATGCAAACAAGAAGCATGGCAAACTCCGCAGCCAAAATGCAGGCATGGAGAAATGGCTGAATCTATTTGCCATTGAGCATCCGAAGGCGCAGGCACGGGTTCAAGAGCTTGAAGACCTCATGAACAAGTACGAGGCGGAAGGGGAGAAGAAAAACCCCGACCTCGCAGAAATCAACCGTATGAAACGTGAAATCAAGGCCAAGGAGAAAGAGCTTGTCAAGCGTGAGGAAGCTCTGCGATTCTCTATGGCCGAACACGGCGAGGGCTTAAAAAAGATGAAAGCCCAGGAGACCAAGGACAAAGCCGCTGAGATAGCGGATGAGTTCGGCATTCCCGTAGACGATCTGATGGATTTGGAGCCTATGTCTGAGGAACAGATACGGGCGTTCGCTGAGAAGCTGGGCAAGGCCAAGAAAGCCGGCGGAAGCAAGCCCGGCGACTCCGGCAGCAAGGCCGGGGAGACCAGCGAGAAGAACCTTGAAGACATGACTATGGAGGAATTCGCCGCATATTGGAAGAAGAAGCATCCAATCAAATAACGAAAAAAGAGAGGTAACATTTAAATGACGAACACATTAGTAACCCCGACTGGGATAGCAAAAGAGGCCTTGATGCGCCTTTCACAAAAGCTGGTGCTGGCCGCACTGGTATACAAGAACTACGATCCTAATTTCGTAGGCAAGAAAGGCGACACGGCCAGGATCAAGAAACCCATCACCTTCACAGCCCAGGACTTCACCACTACAGTCAGCGTGCAGGATATCGTGCAGGGATATGTGGACGTAACGCTGAATAAGCACAAGGACGTCACATTTGCCCTCACGGCGAAAGAGCTTTCCCTGAGCATTGACGAGTTCGCCAAGGACCTGATCGACCCGGCAGTGGACGCCATCGCCCAATCCGTTGAGGAAGCGCTTGCCGGGCTCTATCTCGATGTCCCGTACTTCGGCACCTACGACGGGACGTCAGAGACGACTAAGCTTGCAGGGATCGCCGCCACCCGCCAGAAGCTGAACCAACTCGGAGTGCCGCAAGACGGACTTCGCCGGTTTGTGCTGGGAGCAAAAGCTGACGCCGGTATGCTCGTCGTGCCGTCCTTCATCAATGCCGAGAAGAAAGGCGACACGCAGGCACTGAAGGAAGCAGCCCTGGGCAGAATCATGGGCTTCAATTTCTACAACAGCACCAAGATGATAACCCATGATTACGGCGGAGACGACTACTCAGGTGACGTAGAAACAACCGCTAATGCCGCTGCGACCTCGGTTGTGATACACGCACTAGGCACCGGGCATATCCACAAAGGCACAGTGTTGACCTTTGCGGACGATACCGTTCACCAGTATGTGTTAACCGCCGACGCGACGATCACCACGAACTCGGCAACCTGTGCCATCTACCCGGCGCTAGCACAGCAAGAAGTCGCCACAACGGTAGTCACGTTCCAGACAAATGCTGAAGAGAGCCTGGCATTCCACCAGAACGCTTTCTGTCTGGCCTCGGCCGCTCTGGCCAAGCCTGCCGGCGCCGCATACTGCGAAGTAGTCACCTACGAGGGACTAGCTTGTAGGGTGATCGCCGACTACAACTCCAGCACGAAGGCAGACCAGGTGTCTGTGGACTTCCTGTTTGGAGTCAAGACGCTCTGTCCCGAGATGGCCTACCGCTTCCGCATGGCCTAGGAGTAACTAGGACATAACAATAAAAGGGGAGAGCCTTAAAAACTCTCCCCTTCTTCAAAGGAGGGAACCATGCCGACACCTGTAGACAAACTCACACCCAAGAGCAGCGATAAGCAGATAGCCGAAGCGATATCCGCTTGTATTGCCATTGAGATGGATACCGGCAGAGCACAATCGCAAGACCAAGCAATAGCTATGTGCTTTGACATGGCCAGGAGAAAGACGGGCAAGAAAATCAGCCGCGGCGGAGAGTAAAGATGAGCGATAAATTAACGGAATTCAGAGACGCTTTACGGGCAGCATTGCAGGACACAGATCCCGAGAATCAGATATGGGCTGACACCGAGTTAGACCAGCATCTGATAAGGGCGCTCTTTGACATCAATTCTGTGCGACCACGTGAGCAGAAGACTACACTCACGACTACAAGCGGCTCGAAAGACCTGGACATATCCAGCCTCACGGACAGGCTCGACGTTGTGAAGGTAGAGTTTCGCGTGGGGCAGGACCCGCAGGAGTTCCGCAACTTCACCACATGGGCGAACATTCTGACGATGGACATTGACAGTCTGCCGTCCGCCGCTGAATCGGTGTACATCTACTGGACGTCTCCGCATCTCCTGACCACAGAAACCAGTACATTGCCCGCGGCTCTGGTCAACCTGCTGCTCATGGGCGGGGAAGCCTTTGCAGCACTGGCATGGATCAACAAAGGCAGGTCTCAGATCGTGGATTCAATAGCCAAGCTGACCAGTGTTGATACCGCACTTGGCCTGATCGCCGCCAGGGTAGCGCAGGCGGTCACAGACCTCGGCACCGCCCGGACTGGTATCGGCCTGAAGATGACCGAGGCGAATACCGCCATCACCAACATGCAGGCGAGGATAACACAGGCCGTTGCCGATATAGTCACCGCCCGCACATATATGAACACGCTCACCCGGGGCGGGAACCCTGAATCAGACTATCTCAGGGCGTCCGTTGGCGAGCTCAATACGGCAACCGAATACCTGAGCCAGGCGAGGGGTTATCTGGCAGAAGACCAGCCGGCACAGGAGAAGGCCAATCTGGCCTCACACGAGCTGACGGCTGCCAACGGGTACATCAACGAAGCGCGGTCACGCTTAACGGGCATATCGAGCAAGCTCAACATAGCAGCAATGGTCAGGCAGTACCAGGCCGACGCCATGCAGAAGCTGGCACTGTTCAAGGCCGAACTGAGTCGGCACGAGTCCATCACGGTAGTGCCGAACTATTCAAAAGATTAACAGGAGGTACACATGCAAGAAGTGAAAGAACGCGCAATCTGGAACTGCAAAGCCAGACTGCTGAAATACAAAGAGGACATAGACGTCTTCGCCAAGAGAAAGATGTTCCTCGCCAGGACACTGCGGAAGTTCGCAGACACAGTGCCTTTCTTCGGTACAACGGTAGGACGCTGGATTTACGACAAGACCGTGGGACGGCTTGAGCGTAAGTTCTACGCGCTCTACGATCCCTATCAAGTCATCGAGATGGAGCACAACTGTCTGTTGAACTCTGGCATTGACGAGATGTGGGACTTGATAAGCGGCGTAGTCTCAGGAGCTACCCACATCTTCGACAACGCCGCGGCAACCATAGGCGTAGGGGATAGCGCAACCGCCGCCGCAGCCACACAGACCGACCTTCAGGCAGCCACAAACAAGACCTACAAGGCGATGGAATCGGGCTACCCGACGTCTACCACGCAGAAGATCACGCTGAAGTCGTCCTTCGGCAGTAGCGACGCTAACTACGCCTGGCAGGAGTGGGTCGTCAAGCAGGCCACGAGCACCATCTGTCTCAATAGGAAGGTCGAGGCACTCGGTACAAAATCCAGCGGTACATGGACGCTGGAAGTAACCGTGACGCTTTCGTGATTACCTTGACTTTAGTTCCCAGCGAGTTAAGGGCGAGGCCGTCTCGCAAGGGGCGGCCTCTGCTTCCTCTTTGAAAGGTGGCGCATGTACGCAGAGATTGAAACATCAGGTATAGAAGTTCAAGACGGGCTGGTAAGGGTTCGCTTTGCGTTCTTCTGTGAGCCGTTCGACCCACGCTATAATGAGCATCATGTCCAAGTGCCAGACGTAAGTAGTAACGAGTTTAAAGCAGGTTATCAGGGCAAGATAGACGAAAGAGGTTCTCCTGTTGACCAGAAGGATTACGACAAGTGGCTTGATAGCTTGCCTCATGTCTGGCGTAACAATCCCTTCCACAATCACTTTGACCTAGTATCTGCTGATATTACTGATGCCGAACTGAAAGCGTTAGCGGATAAACGGCTGGCAGATTTTGGCAAGGCGTGGGGAGAAGGCTTTGCTTCCGATGTAAGGGGTGAAGCGTGTAAGCAGATACGGAAGGGTTGGGACAGAAACGACACACACAACAAGACGAAGGCTGATTACGATAGGTGTGCTATCAAGGGACTGGACATAGCAGCAAGGGCAGATAGTTTCAAGAGGGTTAAATGACTGTAATTGATATTGGAGGCGGAGCAACTGACCGACTGTATTCCTGGGATCATCCTACGTATTCTGTAGTTGAACAGGATAATCCTGCCAATGATACTGGTGTTTTAGACACAATGGAGTTTTGGTTTAAAACTAGCAGTACTGGTTTAAAATGTGGCACATTCTCTTATGTGGCTACTGGCAAATGTACTTATAGAGCACACGCAAATATCGGTGCTGTAACAGCTGGTTCAAAACAAACCTTCACGGGGCTGTCTGTAGCTGTTACAGCAAACGACCTTTTAGGTTATAAGATTGCGGATGGAGAAATGGAATGGGGTCCTAGTAGTACAGTCTGTTGGGCTTTAACTGGCGACCACTTTATTGCCGAAGGAGAAAAGACTTACGTCACTCAAGGTAGTTATTCTAGCAGTATGAATGCCACAGGAGCAACGATAGATGCCCAGCCATTCGTAAGATTTTATCCGCACATATTAGCACATTAAAAATATATAGGAGGTTACAATGGGAAGAATTTACAATCTAGTGTTAAGCAACGGAACAATGATTACAGCAGTGAACGTACTGGCGGGCATCTATCCAGTTGCTACACCGCCTGCTGCTGGCTCTGTTATCGCAATTAACAGGGTAGAGATTAGCCAATGTGCCAACGCTACATCTGCTCAAGTAAGAGCTGCCTTATCGGCAAGGACTGGTGGCAACTTGACCGTTGCTACTGTCACGCCTTCACCAGCGATGTACGGTGGTGCAGCTTCCGCTATCGCTGGTATAGCTGGGACTTTGGCTGCTGGCAAGTGCGGTATCACAGGCTCGGCAGATGCAACTCCAACGTATGTGGACTTGGTATCTGCTTCGTTCAATGCCTTGAACGGTTGGCTCTGGATACCGACTCCTGCCGAGAGAATCTTTATGGTAGGAGCAGTAGCTTTTGTGGTGAGGTTCTTGGCTGACCCTGGCACTCTGACAGGCTGGAACTGCTCAGTAAACTTCGAAGAAATCTATTAGGAGTGGTAGATGGCTATCTGGAGAGTACCGCCTCAGCCTCGACAGGCAAGCCGTGACTTTACCAATGAACAACCTGTAACTGCTGGGAATAAGGCCAAGAACTATAGCAGCCTTATGGCTATGTGGTATCTATCTCAGCCACGACAGCGTATTCGCTATTATCCCGACCTTATAGAGTTTATGAAGACTGCTTCCGAGACAGGTTCCGGGTCGGACTTATCATCTCTTCTTGCGGCATTGCTTAGAACAGAGACAGGCTCAGGCACTGAGAGTTTACTTAATCGAGCCATCACACTGGCAGAGATAGCGGCAGGCATCGAGGGCATCCTCGACCGTGACATTGCGCTCGGCGATGCAGGCATAGGCGCTGACCTGGCCGCCCTGGTCAAGACAATACTATGCGCTGAAACAGGCACGGCCTTTGAAAACTCCTACCTGCATATCCTTGAAGGCGTCAAGACCAGCTCGGACACTGGCGCAGGCGATGATGTGTCCTCATCTCTCGCCGTTGCGCATCTGCTGAGTGACACAGGTTCAGCCATTGACACACTGATAGCACGTGCCCTGTTTGCCCAAGAATACCCCGCAGGCGCAATCGACCTTGCAACGAAGATAACCGCAGCCATAGCGGGAGCTGAGGTTGGCATAGGTGTCGAACTATCGCTACTGTCACTCTCGATGCAGCGAGCTGATTCTGGCAGTGGCAGCGACACATCTTCATTACTGGCTCTATTCACAGGCAGCGATTTGGGGGCAGGTGCGGAAGCCATAACCCTGCTTGCGGCCATGGTCGCCCAGGACACGGGAACCAGCGTTGAAGCAGTTCTAGCCATGTTCAAACAGGCCGTAGACAACGGTGTGGGCGCAGAGGCCGTCAGCCTCATCGGAGCCGTAGGCCGAGCCATGAAGCTCATAACATATGTCAGGAGCTATCGGGATTTATACGTCTACACGCGACAATATCGCGACCTGAAAGTTTATACGAATATGAGGTGAGACAATGACGATAATCACGCAGACAGTATTCCAAGCGGGCGAGACTGTGCCGATTCACGCCGATATCAAGGATTGGCTGGGAGCGTACATCGATCCGAGTAATGGCATAAAGATGACACTCTACGACCCGGCAGGAACAGCCATTGTGACCGATGGAGTGATGACACAGGACGTATCCGGCAAGTACGTCTACTACTACGCCACGACGGTAGCATCGACCAAGGGCACGTGGTCATATACAGTGACCGCGCAGGACGGCTCCGGTGCAGGAGTCAAGTACACCGTAGCGAAGGGGAGTTTTAAGTTGACATGATATCACTCAGTGCAACCCTGCTTGCCGCTCAGCGGGCAATGTCTGCCGTGCCATATATCCGTGTCGCCATCGGCAGCAGCGTGTTTGAGACGGACAGGGTTATCTCCTACACACGAGAAGGTCAGCCATTCAACGAGAAGGTGACGGTTGTCATTGCCAACGAGGACGGAGCCCTTGACGGGCTGGTACTTGAAGGCAAGGCCGTCACACTAGGCCGGGGCTTTGTAACTGGTGCTGGCAACGAGTATTGCAATCTGCCGCCGCTTGTGGCCTTGAAGCCTCAGTTCTTCACTGCCAGCGGAAAGAGACTATGTCAAATAACGTGCATCGGCAAGGTCAACGAGATCGCCGAGGATAGAGCCAGCGTAAGCTACACGCCGGACGGGACCCTGACCGCAAAGACCCTGTATTCGCAGATAGCCGCAGCAACACTTACACCATTCACTCACTGCCCGGCGCTGACAATCGAGTGGGGTACCCTCGACACCCTCTTTGACACCATCAAGCCCAAGACCAACTACAGGATATATACTAATAACGCCCGGCTCGGAGCCATGCGCAGGCTGATAGATTTCACCTACAACGCCATGAGGGTTAAGCAGAACGGCAGTCTTTATGTCTTCAGGCCTACGACATCGGGCACGACCTACGACTATGAGTATTCGTCCAGCGTGCACATCATCCACGACAAATACCGGGGCAAGAGGTTGGTCATCCCGAACGGTGTCACAGTCAGGACGCCAACAGGCGTTACTCCTGCGTATTCCGGCGTGGCCACAGACAGCAGTTCGTCAGGACTATACCGCTCAGTCATGGCCTTCTTTGAATACAACCTGGCCAGCAACGCCCAGGCTGCGGACATAGCAGCTGCCATCCTCGCCAAATATCAGATGAACCAGCGGTACACGGTTGCCCATGTGCCGATCAATCTCGGCCAGGAGCTGTACGACTACGTGAAGATGACCGACTTCATAGACGATACCGTAGAGACGGGCAACGTGGGATATATTAATGAGGTCTACCGCCCGGCCGACAATCTATTTGAAGCGACGATAGGGCTCGGCGGCTGGTGGACGCACCGGGCGTCAGATGTGGCGAGTTCCCTAAGTGAAGAAGTAGGCGGGGAGACGGGCGACAGCAGCGTTGAAGCTATGGGCGACATCGCCGTCGGGACAATCTACCTTAACCCGATTAACCTCGACGTTGTAGTAGATGGCGTAACGTACAAGCGCACGAAGTCCGGGGCTCTTTCGGCTGACGGTCTTGTACTGCTGGATCAACTCGTTGACGGCACGACTTATAAACGAATACTGGCGACTCAGGTAAGCGCAGGAAAGATATATCTATCAGATGAATGTACCTATAAATCCGGGTACAATCCGACGACAAAAGAATGGGCGGTAGCCAAACAGAGTACGGCGCCCAGCAGTCCTGTAGTAGGGCAGATGTGGCAGGATACTTCCACGACGCCAAACGTGATTAAGTATTGGAACGGCTCGGCATGGGTTGCCGCCGGCGTGTCAAACCTCGACCAGCTGCCGAACGGTACAACCTTCAGCAGGGTAGCCACAGCATCCCTTAACGCTAACGGGCTCATACTGCTGGATCAGGTACAGATCGGCAGCAACTATGACCTCATAGCAAAGGCCGATATATCGGCTCACCACATACTATTATCATCGACAATACAGAGTGTTTCTTGTCAAACCGCTACTTCCGCCGAGAAATCTTCCTGGACTGGCAAGCCCAACAACATGGACGACATACCGGCTGGCAGCATCTACAGTAAAGTGCTGGGAACCGATATTCAATCAGGACATATCAAGGTCTATAGCGGCACGATTTTCAATGGCGTGTGGTACGACACCTCGTATGTGGATATCGACGCCTCGAATGGCATTAAATTCTACGGGAGTGTCGGCTGTCAGTTTTACTACGGCGGGACACTGATCGGTATGATTGACTCAGCCTCAGGTGCTCTTCAAATCTGCACATGGGGGGGTAAGCGAATAGATTTATTTGCCGATGGCGGCCTTGTGATCCCATATAGAAGTTCATTTCCTCCAGCTTATGAAGGATGCGGTTTTTATCATTCTGTTAACCAAAAGGCCTGTATCTACACGGCCGGTGCCTGGCGAAATTGGCAATACTAAAGAGGTGAGTTGTGGCAGACAATATTTACGATGTAACCGGGGTTATTATTTCAGAGGACAAGCTCGTCTGTTGCCTCTTCGATGGGCGATATGATGCGATAATGATTGTCCAGATATCCGAGAAGCCCGATAAGCAGGGCAAGTTTCATCTTGAATGCTCAAGTCCGGACGGCGAGGAGCGGGTCTACTGGCTCGACAAGTTCGGTCTCCTGGACGACGAGGCCATGGATGCTGAGATTGCAAAGCTCGCCACCGACCACAAGCACAAGCTCTTGAATAGGCTGACCGCAGACCTCAACAAGAAGAAAGGATGACTTTATGGACGACCCAAACGAGGGAGTGCTGGTCCTTACCTTTAATAAGTCAGAGCTGAAGCTGCACCGGTACTGCTTCAACCTCACGCCATCCGAGCAGTTGATAATCCTGCAACGTATTATGCCCGTGGTCACGCAGGAGAGCTTCGCATTTGAGCGCGAGATGGCGAAACAAGAAGCCGCTGCTGACAGTAAACCAGCCGAAGACAAGGGATGAGTATGAGAGATGGTTCACGAATCGGACGGGGCAGTTCTGCATTGGGTCAGGCGTTGGTTGCTCTGTGGTAAGTGTGGGTCTGATTATTACCAAGATTACGGCAAGGATAATGTCTGTCCGGCCTGCTACCGTGATGATCTGAACTTTGAGATACTTGAGGAATTTTATAGCTAGGAGGCACCGATAATGGAGATTTTAAGCGCGGCTGCAAGTCTTGGTGTAGGAGCCTTCTTAGGTACTCTTATATTCATTATCTACCGGATCGACCGCAAGGCCAGCGAACAACGGTTTGAAAGGCTATGTGAACACCACGATAAGAAATGGACAGCAGTTGTTCAAGCCGATCAGAAGACCAGAGAGGAAAACACTAAGGCGCTCACTGAGTTGAACGATATGCTTAAAAAGATGAACGGTAAGCACTAAAATAACCTGTAGTGCATCATCCTTGGGCAAGGGAACCCCTCGCCTATGTGGGACTAAGAGATACTTCGGGGGTAGGTCAAAAGGCCTACCCCCGATTTTTGTTGTCTACTTCCTTTTCAAGTGGGCGACCGGCGACGCCTTGACATGTTCGCTCAAAGCCTGTTTACTGCGCACCGTCTCAATGTATATCTCGGTCGACTTGAGGTTGGCATGCCCCAGCAGCTGTTGCAACGCTTCGATAGTTCCCTTGTTGTCAAGAAACCAGCAGGCCGAAGTGTGGCGCATGGTATGAGGTGAGCAGCGCACGTCTTTAACCCCGGCGCGATCCTTCAGCCGATGGATAAAGAGGTACACGCCCTTCGCTTTTATCGGCACTCCTTCTTCAGTCAGCCACATGCTATTGCATTGCCGGTGATGATAGAGCAGGTACTTCTTCAGCGCCAGCGCTGTCTTAACATCGAAGCGGACATACCTTTCCTTGCGCCCCTTACCGTGTATTTTGATAGTGCTGTTCGGCCAGTCGAGATCTCCCAACTGCATGGCCACCAGCTCCGACAACCTGATGGCAGTATCAAGCATGACCAGTAGGAGCGCGGTATTGCGGGCTTTCAGATATTCGGTTGTGCCACAGGCCGCCAAGAGGTCATTGAGCTGGCCCGGGCTGAAGACGGCCAAGACCTTGTGCGGGACCCGAGGCTGGGGCACTTTCTTCAGCGGGTTGTCCGGGCGGAACCCTTGCTCAATAGTCCAGTTATAGAACGTCCTGAGTACCCGGTAGTAAATGTGCAGTGTGGCCGGCGCGACTTCCGATGTGCGCATGGCAAGGAAGCCCATAATCTGAAACTGGTCGGCCTCGAGTAAGGGTATCTCCTGGGCTCGCAGGTACTCCCGGAATATGGCGAGGTTTGCTTTGTAATAGTCAACTGTTTTGGGCGTGCAACCCTGCACAGTTTTGGACGTGAGGAAATAATCGACGACTTGGCTATCCGTCAGGAAAGCAGGACTCCTAGACATATCTACCCCCTTCAAAAGCAGGTTATCTAGGAAGGGGTTTTTCGGCGCTAAACCCTCGATTTAGCTTTGAAAAGCGGGAGACGGGATTCGAACCCGCGACACCCTGCTTGGAAGGTTACAACACTAAAAAACAGCCCGTCCTAGTACAACCACATTTTTACTCCGCCGTGATATGAGCACGTCCCCGGGCCCGTACTCAAACTACAGGTTCCATCGTTGCATATAGCAGTAGCCTGTGAATAAGGAATACACCGATCTAATTCATAAGAATAGCAATCACAATCTTCCAACGTTTCAGTCAGCGTGCTGATCGGCACCCCGAAGCATTCCCATAAAAGCGCATCAAGTGCCGCTCGGAATCTGGCCGGATCATCATTACCATACTCCCTAGATATTTCCGCAATTTCTTCACGGCATTCAGTTAAACTTTTAGTTGGTGTTGGTATCGGTGTAGGCTCTACGGTTGGCGTAGGTGTTGGGGTAGGGGTAGGTGTGGGAGTTGGTTGAGTACATGCGCTACACAGCAGAAAGGTTATTTAATTGCTTTTAAAAATCACAGTCGGTGGGTTTCCTCTTTTTCGACCCAGATTTCTTCCTGGTCGAATCGCTGGGCTAGTTCCCTTTTGTACTCCATAAAGAAATCATCTTCATCTTGAAGTGTTGTAACTCTGTATATGAGAATGTCATCCCGGTACAGGACAGGTCCTGATTTCCAATATCCTTTGGCTGGGCTACCTGGTGATAGTACGTGGAATCCTCCAAACTTCCCTATTAGATCATCGCGAACTTGCGTGAATAGTTCAGCAGGAATCGGACGACCATCATTGAACACAAGGGGTAGATGAAACTCGTAGCGTGGGTCAGAGCACAAGTTCGTAAGGTACTCCAGCTTCCTCCAATATCTTCAAATCACCTTGCCTAATCCCCAATATTGGGCCTTCGTATACTTGTACAGGTACCCTTTTCACTAGAAGCATGAAAGCGAGTTGGTCATATGGAGGTAATACTTTAACTTTGACAAGCTCCATCGCCTGAAGTTTTCCTATATCAGGAACAGATATCACTTCAACCGGAATTTGATATGCATTGGTAGAACTTAAATTATGTGCAATGACTCTCTCAGCACTGTAGTCAAAAATTTGGTATGCTGACACAACTCCGCTGGTTTCTGCCATCTTCTTGCCTCCTATAATTCCTTTCTTACCCACTGTTCTCGAATGTTTCGCTCTTGCACGCCGA